AGTTGGGCGTGATGGCCTTTCCCTCCTTGTCCTGGAACGTCTTCTGGACGCCAGAGTCATTTGTGTTTTCTGACATAGTAGCGATTGTTTTTGTGTGTTTAATAGTTGTTAAATGTCTGCTAGTTTAGCTATCAGCTGGTCCTTCTCCTGGAGGATGTCTTCTATATGCATCCCGTGGGATCTGGCATATACGATAAGCTTACAGGTCAACGTGGCCTTGTCCTCAAGAGCCATCTTGATTATCGCCAGCTCATCCCTGGTGAAATCAATTTCGTAGATCGTTTCTTTTGCCATATTTGAGAGTTTATTTTTAAGATGACATGGATGTCCGGGGAAACCATGAAATCACCTGTAAAGCCTCAGGAGACACGCTCTCAGGCTTTTCCTCGACACTCTTGAGGCCTCCCTTCTTCTCGATGGCCTCCAGCTTGCGCACCAGCTGCTGGAGCTCCGGCACTTTCAGCTCATAGAAAGGCTTTCCGGCAATCTTCTTGGAGGAGACGAAGGCGTTGATGCCGTCCCAGTTGTCAATGGTACTGATTCCCAGGCGGCCGATGCGAAGCAGCGCAGAACTGCGCCAGCGCTTGAGTTCTGCCCTGGAAGGCTCCGAAGCTTCCTCCAGGGCTCCGATCATCTGCATGTACTCGTCGCTCTTCATCTCAGTCAGGTGAGTAGTCCTACCGTCAGTGAACTGCAGCACTAGCTCCTCCTTGTCAATCTGCGGATGCAGCCTGAGCAATGCATAGAAAAGTTTGTAGTCCCGTTTCATAAATTATCAGTATTTTCAATCATTTGTACCTCTTTCCGGAGGCGCAGGCCGCTGGGGAAGAGCGCCTTGAAATCCCCTTCAGGTGTGTCATATATCTCGCCGTCTTTGTTCTCATGGGCGACTATCAAGCCTCGCTTGTCTATTATCTGTAGAGCTCTCTCGCGGGTCACCAGGTGCGACTTTATCACAAGCTCTCCGCCGGCCGTCCTGTGGGCGCTGTGCACGCTCCATTCATAACAATACGTACACGATATCTTCTCTTTAGTCTTCGACCTTATTACTATCAGTGCCATTTCAACTTATTGGTTAATTCATTTTTTCTTTAAACTGGGCTTTATAGCTATCGTACCTGACGCAATAACCTTTCTTATAAGTGCAATGGCATCTAGGCGCGATAAAGTAAAAACAACCGTCGCAGGGCTCCTTTCCGTACTTGGCTAGCCATTGCTTCAAAGAAAGCACTCTGTTACTTCTTTCTGCCATAATAACAGCTCTCCTTTTCTGGCCGGATACATTCACCGTTATAATACCAATAGCAGCGGTCAGCATACTTCCTATCTTCGGTCCCTTTGCCTTTCCGGCATTCACTCTTAGCCATATCTTACTCCTTTTTACGTCCATCCCAATAGCGCCGGGCGCCTTCCTCCCAGGTAACGAACTCTTTCGTCTCTCCCATGAACCGACCCTTGGAGAAGGCCGTGTGACCTTCCACCCAGATCTTGAGGTCTGCATCGTACATCATGCTCACCGCAGACCTGCCAAGAGGCCGCTTGCCGTCCGCCTGGGAGACCAGCACCAGCAGCTTGCTGCGGAACTGCTCACGCAGCTGCTTGTACTGCCTGGAATTGATTCCCATAGCCTGCACGGAGTCGATGATCACAAACTCCGGAGACCGGGGCTTGGAGAGGCGCTCCACAAGGCTCTCCATGTTCTCCTTATCAATCACCTGGAAGGAAGCACCGCACTCCTGCATTCCGAACCGCCTCAGCGTGTTCTGGAAGCTCAGGCTATATCCTTCTTCCCTTGAGACATAGAGAACCTTTCCTATGCCGGCAAGCATCTTGGCAAAAGCCATCACCGCAGAGCTCTTGCCATTGCCGGAGTTACCCCAGATGAAGACGATGCCGTGACGGGCAATCTCATCACCCAGGCATCCCTTCCATTCAGGGGATACCTCCAGCGTCCGGTTACGGACTGCCAGCGCCTGCACAGCTGAGAGGGAGCGCTTCATCCTACTGGGCCCTCTTTGCCTGTGATACTTCACGCGTGACGGACTGCTTCACCCTACGGAGGTCATTGCCGTAGGCACGCACATCGTCTTTTACGCGCTTGATTGCAGCAGGATCCTGCAGGTTATTCACCAGGCAGATCTGCTCTATCTCGGCCGCGCTTACAGGCGTCAGTTCAACGTAGCGCCTGCAGATGCGGCTTTCTATCTCGTCATAGCCCTTCTTGTCACGGAGGACTCCGTTGGATATCCTCTTCTTGATGGCAGCTGTGGACATGAACACAATACCGCAGCGACCCTCCAGGGCGTTGTAAATGCTGATGAAGTAATACATCACGCTGTCGGCCAGCTTGTCCGCCTCGTCAAAGATAAGAAGGGGCCTTTCCAGCGTGACCAGGATGCGGAGGATCTCCTGGAAGGACTCCCTGAGGGTCATGCCGTTGGTGCGCACGCCTATCTGCCCGGCCAGCTCATGCACGAAGTCCGAGCGGGTCATGTCCGGAGAGCAGGTGAGGCGGTAAACGTTACGGTTCAGCGCCGTATAGCTGGAAGCAGCCGTGCTCTTGCCGATGCCGGCAGGAGCTGCCACCCACATGACACTGCTGTGCTCCTGGCAATAATCCAGATACAGGGTTACGTCCTGGTAAGCCCTGGTGGAGAAGAGCTGCCAGCCTTCATTCCTTACCAGCTGGGACTCAAGGCGCCTCCACATTTCGTCCGAAATCTGGTTCCACTTCCCATTCAAGATGTTGGAAATGGTAGCAGCGCTGATGTTCTTCAGCGAGGCGGACGCCATGTTGTTGGAAGGATACCTCTGGCAATACTTAGCCAGCCGGTTCCTGATCTCAGTTTTCTTGTTGTCTTCCATTTATAAATCGTTTTTTGTGTGTGTATTCGTCAGATGCGGCTCAGCGCTGCTGCTTCATCGTATTGCGTCATAAGGCTGTCTGCCTTCTCCTGCTGGCCGATGGAAGCCGGATAAACCTCTGCGGGAAGCGGTTCCTTCTGCCGGCCGGCCTCGGCTTTCTCCAGCAGCCTTTCAAAGCTCTTCTTAGCCTCGTTAAGGGAAGACAGGCCGGGATCTACCAGGCCGTGCTGCTCAGGCGCCATGCCTTGCTCATGCATGAGGTCATAGTGCTCAAGGGAGCGCTGGATCCGGTCAATCTTGTTACGCTCATCCTGGCGACGTATGAAGCTGCGCTCCTCCTCCGTCTGGTCCTGTAGGGCTCGGTGGATCTTCAGGTAAGGCCTTGCCTCCGTCACGAAGCGGTCTCCGTACTGGTCACGCGTCATAAGGCGCACCACGGAGAGGTCGTGAGGGTCATAGGCAACGTAGAACTCGCGGCCGGTATTGTCCCTTCTCCAGAGCAGATCCGGATTGCCCTCCTGGTCGAAGACCTCATACTGCAGCTTCTCCCCGGCCACCGTGAACTGGATGCCGTAAGCGGTGAAGGTAGAGGGCTTGGCGGTAGTCACCCAGAAGAGATCCCGGCGCAGCGCGTCGGTGAGGGCAACGGCCTCCGGATTCTCGCGGGAAGTGTAGACCTCCATCCTGGAGCGGCCGGCATAGGCCTTCACGTTAGGATGTGGCATGTCATTCCACCTCTGGCGGGCGTTCATATAGATATCCACCACCTCATTGTAAGTGGGAAGCTTGTCAAGGTTCTTTTCGATGAATTCCCTGTGAATGCGTGCAGCGTCGCTTTTGGCGGTGATGTTTCCTCCGGTATAGAACCACTCCTGATGAAGCACCTGGGACTGGAAACGGCCGAAGACGGACTCAATGGTCTTCGCCGGTGCCTGGTGGGGAGCTGTAGTCCTGAAGCACACCGCCACCTTAGAGAGCCACTGCTGCGCGTCTGCACGCTTGGTGCCTCCCTGGTTATCGGTCACGTATTCATAGGGCTTGCATCCGGCGAACTCCAGTGCATTCCTGGTTGCCTCATAGATGCTCTCAAAATTCTCAGTATTGCTGATATGGCAGCCCAGGAAGACCTCACTGGCTGCGTCGATGACCTCGTAGACATTAAGTGTGGCCAGCTGGTAGCGACCGTCCACGTAGGCACGATAGAAAAGATTCAGCCTGGTACCATCGCCGTACCAGAGGGCGTTAGGAAGTGTGGGAAGGATGGTGGAATGCTGGCGGGTATAGAGCATCTTTGCCCTGGTGTCTCCAATGACGGCTCCCTTCCACTGGATCTCCACCTCCGGCCTGGTGAGATAGTTCACCAGAGCGGTCTGAGTCTTGAGCGGTTTCCACCCCTTTGAGGGTGCGACCTCGTTGTACTTGGAGAGGATCTGCGCATTGTTGTAGACAGGAGTCCGAGAGCACTTGAGGGCAATGATGAAGCGGCCGGCCTCCGGAGTGATCTTGCAGGCGTTGGCGTTCACCAGGTGACCGCTCACAAGGCAGATGTAGCCGTCCCTTTTGTACTCGCGGATCTTGTCTCTCAGGCGTGCAGTGCTCTTGGGGAGAGTGTGCCCGTAGGCCTCACGCAGCTCTTCGCATGCGTCATAGATAGGAGGCCAGTTGATTGGAGTGCTGTTGCCGTGCAGGCGGCGCTGGACTCCCTGGGTCTTCTCCATATCGATGAGGACGTTTAGCACGGATGCGTTCAGAGTGAACTCGGCAATCTTGTCCCCTTTGATGTGGGTGCCGTCGGA